TTGAGGCAGGTGTATCATTGCCCCAAGTCATGGCGGTGACAGGACACAATCATGTGTCTTCTGTGAAACCATATGTGAAACATACTTACGTCAGTGCAAATAATGCATTGACACAACGAAACGAATCACTTATATAATCGAACTAAGTGAGCAACACAGAAAGATTATACAATGAATATTAACAGTATACTGAATGATATATCACTATCTAATGGTGAAACTAAACGTATGACATGTCCTAAATGTAATGGGCGTAATACGTTTACAATCACTAACAATATGGGATCAATTATTTGGAACTGTTACAAGGCTGGGTGTGGTACGTCAGGTGGTACACGTACTCAGCTATCTGCTGATGACATACGTAAGAGCTTAGGTTCTGTTGCAGAAGAGACACACGCTGTATCTTTTTCCAAGCCAGACTATTTGGTGCGGGATCACTTAAAGATACGTGACTTCTGTGACAAGTGGGATCTTGACCCCAAGGTATTGGGTCTTATGTATGATGTAAAAGAACATCGTGTAGTGTTCCCTGTTATACACGATGGAGTAATGGTCGATGCTACAGGCAGATCGTTGGGCATCCGTATTCCTAAGTGGAAACGCTATGGAAAAAACAGATTGCCCTACGCTCATGGATGTGGTAAAACGGCTGTAGTGGTTGAGGACTGCGTAAGTGCAGCGGCTATTGGTAGTGATGTATTTGTCGGGGTGGCAGTGTTGGGTACATCATTAACTGACGCACACAAGACGTACTTGTCGCAGTTCTCAACTATTATTATTGCGCTTGACCCTGACGCATTACCTAAGACACTGCAATTCGCAAGAGAGTTACGTGGCTACGTATCCACGATAAAAGTTTTACGTATCAATGACGATCTAAAGTATCGTGACCCCACAGACATACTAAGTCTGACAACACTAGGAGATAATGTATAATGGAACTATCACTCATCCGCAGTCTTATGGACAAGGAATTTTACGACGAGCATCGAGGTGCACGTTGTCCTGATCGCTTGTTCAGTAAAGATGTTCAGAAGATCAAGCAGTCTATCGACAAGGCTATGTCAACCTACGAGCGTAGCGTCACTCCTGCTGAAATCGAAGCCTTGTTCATGGCTAACAACCCTACACTTACTACAGCACAGAAACAGGCGTACTCTGCCTTGTTCTACAAGGTAGCCAAAGAAGTACCTATGGGCAGTGACATAGCACAAGAGGTGCTATCTAAGTTATTTCAACAGGTAATTGGTGAGGACATTGCCAATCTTGGCTTTGATTATGTCAACGGCAGCAAGTCTACGTTGGAGCCATTACGCCTTATGCTTGAGCAGTACGGCGATGACTTCACGCCTAACCTCAAGGTGGAGTGGGAAGACATTGACCTTGACACTATCCTTGCACTCAATGACCTTGAGACACGTTGGACGTTCAACATCCCAACCCTTACACGTAAGGTTGAGGGCATCAATGCTGGTCACTTGGTAGAGGTAGGGGCGCGCCCTAACACAGGTAAGACATCCTTCCATGCCTCACTTGTAGCTGGGCCTAATGGCTTCTGTGCACAGGGCGCACGTGTCGTTATCATGTGTAATGAAGAAGGCTATCATCGTGTAGTACACCGCTACATTACAGCATGTACTGGCATGGACAAGTATGAGGTAGCTAAGAACAGAGACAAGGCTCTAGCTATGTTCAACAAGATACGTCCACAGTTGATGTTCAAGGATGCAACAGGACGTGACATGAACTGGGTCGAGTCTGTGTGCAAGTCATACAAGCCTGACATAGTTATACTAGACATGGGTGACAAGTTTGCTCGCACTGCTGGCTTCTCACGTCCTGACGAAGCACTCAAAGCTAACGCTATTCATGCAAGGCAGATTGCCAAGCAGCAAGAGTGTGCCATGTTCTACATGTCTCAGCTATCTGCTGATGCAGAGGGTAAGGTTGTACTCAACCAAGCTATGATGGAAGGCTCACGTACAGGTAAGGCAGCGGAAGCTGACCTCATGCTGATGATCTCTAAGAACCCTACAGTTGAAGGGCAAGAGGAAGAAGATAACCAACGCCACATCAATGTGGTAAAGAACAAATTGTCAGGGTGGCATGGTATTGTGCACACTGATTTGGAATACAAGATAGGAAGGTACGTAGCATGAACAACTATTTGTATACAAGCATTGGGCTTGTGGTATTTTACATTGGCCTCAAGATGTTTAGCGGCGGTATGAAAAGCATGGGTAACATAGATCACTTGCAGTGGTTCTTGGGCAATCCTATCTACATGTTCTTTGGGGCAATCGTTATGACACTGGCATGGCAGAGTAGTAGTCTTAGCACTACAGCTATCATCGCCTTGGTTGCATCAGGTGTGCTACCCTTACCTTCTGCTGTGGCTGCTGTGCTTGGGGCTAACATAGGTACTACAGGTACGATCTGGTTGGCTGGTCTGTTAGTGTCTGACGGTATGCCAAGAGGAGACACCTTGCGTATTGCACTGATACACACTGGTGTTAATCTTTTGATGGCACTAAGTCTATTGCCATTCGTAAACCACATAGCTAAGTTTGTGGGGAGAGTAGGATGATAGGAGAAGCATTGACAGCACTTATGATACTGTTATTTCTTATCTGCGGTATAGTATATATAATAATTAGCGAGGTAAATAAATGATACAAACATTTTACGTAGACCACATGGGTACAGACTTATCTGTGGCTAATGCGGCAAGAGTAAGTTTTGGTAAGCGTAGCGAGATGGATACGAGTGACGTATGGGGGCCACCTAAGTTGAAAGACAAGGATGCCAAGCTCATACGTTACCTCGCCAAGCACAAGCACATCAGCCCCTTTGGGCACTGCTTTGCCAGCTTCCACGTTAAGGCACCTGTGTTTGTGGCACGTCAGCTAGTCAAGCATAAGTTCCTACGGTGGAATGAGATCAGCCGTAGGTATGTTGACCATGAGCCTGAGTTCTATCAGCCAACAGAGTGGCGTGGACGTAGCGTAGATGCTAAACAGGGTAGTGAAGGGGTCACTTATCCTGATCCTGACATCATAAATTTTTACAACCACACTACACTACGCAGTTACAACGAGTTATTAGAACATGGTGTGTGTCCAGAGCAAGCACGTATGGTACTGCCTCAGAGCATGGTCACTGAGTGGTACTGGTCAGGTAGCTTAGATGCATTTGCTGACATGTGCAACCTGCGTTGTAAGCCTGACACACAGTACGAGACACAGGTTGTGGCTGGTCACATTGACACAGAGATGGCTAAGTTGTTCCCTGTATCATGGAAAGCATTAAGGGAGAATGAATGATGAGAGGTAACATTAACGGTGCAATCAAGGCGTCAGCTATTGTAGCTTTACTGATCGCTGCACCACCAGTACTGATAGCTATGACGTATGACGAGTATCCAAAGTATTGTAAGCTATCAATCTTGCTACCATGTATAGGAGTAAACAATGAGTAAAATAAAAGTAACAGACATAGAAGAACACGAGGACGGTAGTGCTACACTACAAGTAGAGTGTGACCCTGAGACATTCATGGCTATCTTTGACGTAGGGTTTGTAACATTAGTAAAGAGAGGTCTGGAAGATGAGAAGTGGCAGACTTGTTTAACTTGCGGTGGCCCAGCGCAGAATAGTACTTGTGGTTTTTGTTTAGAGGAAGCGGGTAGATGATTAGACCTATGACACAAGAGGAAAGAGAACGTGCAACAGAAAGGAGACTTAGTAATATGACTACAGCAAAATCAATATGTGAGATACGCCTACACAATGCAATGGTACGTAACGAGTTGACACTAGAAGAGTGCATAAATGCCATAGATTCCTTTGCGGAAGATAAAAAGTTTCACGAGCATCTTGACAAGGTATACAAGAATGGAATAGAAGATGATTGGGATACATGGCATGATGGCAATATAACTTAGGAGATAATATGATACTGACCCTCGACGTAGAAAACACAACAGTAAAACGTAACAAGAAACTACACCTAGATCCATTTGAACCAGAGAACTCTTTGGTTATGGTGGGTATGCTAGGTACTGACGGCACTACAGATGTAATTACATTTGATCATGCAGACGTAGAGCCTACACCTGATGGGCACAAGATGGTACAAGATACTCTTGACCTCACTACACTGCTCATTGCCCACAATGCTACACACGATCTAGTATGGTTGTGGGAGTCAGGCTTCACCTATGATGGGCCTGTCTACGACACCATGCTGGGTGAGTACATACTGCAGCGTGGACAGAAAGAACCTCTGTCACTTGAGGCATGTGCTGAACGACATGAGCTTGAGACACAGAAGCAGGACAGCCTCAAGGCGTGGCTCAAGGATGGTAACTCAGTACGTGAGATGCCACACGACGAACTATCTTCGTACCTAATCTCTGACCTTCAGGCTACATATCAGTTGTATCAGAACCAGAGTGCACGTTACGAAGATGCTATGGGTCTTATACCCACACTCAAGCTGACGCAACAGCTTGTCGTACACCTTGCCCGTATCTATCAGCGGGGCTTCAAGGTTGACATGGAAGAGTTGTACAGGGTTAAGGATGACTTTGAGCGTGAGCGTAATGAGCTACTGTTTGCCTTGGAAGAACAGGCCAGTGACCTCATGGGTGACAGACCTGTCAACGTCAACAGCACAGAGCAGTTGTCTATGGTTATCTACAGCCGCAAGCCATACGACAAGAAGGTTTGGGCAGATCTATTTGATGAGCGTATGCCTGACTCTGAGTACAGATCCACTGTATCGCAGCACTCAGAGAAACTATTCAAACAGAAAGCACATCAATGCAGAGATTGCTATGGTACAGGACAAGTACGAAAGGTAAAGAAAGATGGAACTCCATTCGCTAGAACTAATAGATGTACTAATTGTGACGCTACTGGCTTTATATACACTGATACCAATACTGTTGCTGGACTGAGGTTCGTAGCACCTACAGCTAAGTGGATCAGTAACGCTGGCTGGGGCACTAGCAAAGACAACCTCGTGCACCTTGAGGGTGTGGCTAGATCCAAAGGCATGAAGGATGCTGAGCGCTTCTTACAGAACGTGCGTAGATTGTCTGCTGTCGAGACATACCTCAAGAGTTTTGTCGGTGGCATCGAGGACTTTACTAAGTCTAACGGTATGCTGCACGTGAACTTGCAACAGCACCGCACCTCTACTGGTCGGTTGTCAGGTCGCAATCCTAACATGCAGAACATGCCACGTGGTGGTACGTTCCCAGTCAAGCGTGTATTCATATCACGTTGGGAAGGTGGTAAAGTTATTGAAGCTGACATGGCCCAGCTTGAGTTTCGTGTCGCTGCATTCCTAGCGCAAGACACTACAGCTATCAAGGAAGTATCTACTGGCTTCGACGTTCATAGCTACACCGCCAAGGTTATCAGCGAGGCGGGTCAGCCTATGACCAGACAGGAAGCTAAGGCCCACACATTCGCACCTCTGTATGGTGCCAGTGGCTTTGGTAGATCCAAGGCAGAGGCTGCGTACTACAACCAGTTCACTACTAAGTATTCTGGTATTGGTATGTGGCATCAGGCTCTAGCCAAAGAAGCCCTCAACACAGGCAAGATCACTACACCATCTGGACGTGAGTTCGCATTCCCAGATGTAACCAGACGTAAGCATGGGGGTGTGACATTTTTCACACAGATTAAAAATTATCCTGTGCAATCGTTCGCAACCGCTGACATCGTACCTATATCTCTGATATATGTAGACAAGATGCTTACAGCTAACAAGATGCAATCATGTGTCGTAAACTCTGTACACGATTCCTTAGTGATAGATGTACACCCAGACGAAGAGGACAAAGTACTACGCATTATCAACTCTGCCAACGACAGGTTAGCAGAACTGGTCAATGTGAAGTGGGGTATAGACTTTAACGTACCCTTATTATTAGAAGCAAAGATAGGCCCAAATTGGCTTGACACAAAAGACGTACTGTGATATAACCACCGTCTGTCTTAAATGAAATATAGGAGAATATAAACATGACACAAGTAACAACAGCAACAGATAACTATGCAGCAATGGCCCAACAGATGGGCATGTCAACCGCTATGCCTTCCTCTGAGAAGAAGAAGTCTAGCAACCTTCCACGTTTGCGTATCCACCACAACCCATTGATGGGTGAGATGGAAGTCAAAGGTAAGATGGTAAAGGTTGAGGTAGTTGATGGTGGTACATACAAACTAGAAGTACCAGAAGACCAGACCTACTATGCTGGTAGTGCAATCATTCGCCCATTCTTACAGCGCTTTATGTACAAGCGTTTTATCATGGGCACTGATAACTCACCTAATCGTTATGTCAAAACTGTTATGGCTAATGACCTTAACAGTGACATGAAGGACAACGATGGCGGCTTCAACTGTGGTAAACCTTCTGGTTGGATTGAAGACTTCGCTGCGTTGCCTGACACGATGAAGGATCTTATTCGCTCTATCAAACGAGCGCGTGTTCTGCTTGGTACAGTAGAGCTTGTAGATCCTGTGGATGAAGATGGTAACAGCGTAACACTTGCGCCTAGCCCATTCATCTGGGAGATTGAGAATCGTGACGCCTTCAAAACAGTTGGCGGCATCTTTACTCAACTCACAAAAATGCGGCGTCTACCACCGCAGCACACCTTCGCTGCTACCACAGAGAAGCGTGAGTTACCTAACGGTAATTGCTTCTACCTGCCTAACGTGCAGTTAGATGCTGCAAACACTATCGACATTGCAGATAGTGACTCACAGGAAACGTTAGCTAACTTCCTAGCTTGGATCTCAAACTACAATGAGTACATCTTAGGTGCTTGGGATGAGAACAAGCATAAGAATGATGACGTTGACGAAGAGCTTGTTGACTCTTTCGTTGACATCGACGCTGACGAGTTCGTGTAATGAACCATCCTGCTGAACTGTCTATTCATTCTTACTTAGTCAATGCAACTAAGGGTGAGTCCTCTATGTCTGAAGATACCATCCAACAAGTAGGTGCAGAGGTTATGGAAGCAATGCGTAAACAGTTTGGCGGGGGCAATAAGCGTGACGGGTTTCGCTTACGTATGTCTAACATAGGTAGGCCAACCTGTCAGCTTTGGTTTGAAAAGAACAAGCCAGAGACTGCGTTGCCCAAGCCAACCACATTTGTAATGAACATGTTACTAGGAGATATAGTTGAGGCTGCTTTCAAGGGCATCTTAAAAGAAGCAGGTGTATCGTATCGTGATGCAGAACACGTAACACTTGAGTTAGACAAGACAAAAGTAAACGGTACGTATGATCTAATTATAGACGGTGCTGTAGACGATGTTAAGTCTGCCTCTGATTGGAGTTACAGAAACAAGTTCGAGTCCTTCGATACATTAAAGGGTAGTGATCCATTTGGATATGTAGGTCAGTTAGCTGGCTACGCTAAAGCATCAGGCACTAAGGCTGGTGGCTGGTGGGTAGTCAATAAGGCTAATGGAAATATTAAATATGTTCCTGCAGATACTATTGACATGGAAGAAGAAATCACTACATTAAATAAGACAGTTGATACTGTCGAGAGTAATGAGTTTAAACGTTGCTTCAGCCCTGTACCTGAAACATTCAGGGGGAAGGCAACGGGTAATACCATTCTCAATGATAGCTGTAAGTTCTGTGACTACAGGTTCAGTTGCTTTGAAGGTCTGACGGAAACTGAATCACGTGTATCACAGGCTAAGAACAAACCTACAGTTGCGTACATAGATTAAAGGAGAAATATATGTTAGGTGATGACGAAATCAAAGAGATGCAGGATCAGATTTCTGCTATGGAAAAGGATCTTGCGGAACGTAAGAAGGAGTTACACGAAGCTAGATATGCAGGGCTACGTTCAGCTATGGAAGCACGTAAGGCTGCAGACGATGCGGTGCGACAGGAGCTACGATCACTGGGCGTATCTACTGTAAGTAGTTTGCCTAGTCCTTGGAATGGCTTGTGGCGTATCTAAATGCGAGGTAAGCAATACTCTGCTGCCCTGAAACATGGGTATAGGAGTGGTCTTGAGGTAAGAAACAAAGACTATCTTAACGAACTTGGACATCCATTCAAGTACGAAGCCATTAAGATAGAATGGGAAGACCTCATGTACCGCACCTATACTCCTGACTTTATTTTAAAGAATGGTATTATCATTGAAACTAAAGGCAGGTTTACAGCAGACGATAGGCGCAAACATTTAATGATACAGAAGCAACATCCCAAGTTGGATATACGTTTTGTATTTACTAGTAGTAGAGCTAAACTAAGTAAGGGTGCTAAGACTACATACGGACAGTGGTGCGAGAAGAATAAATTCATGTACCATGATCGCATTATTCCAGAGGAATGGCTGCACGAAAAGGGTAAGGACAAACATCCACCCTTGATACAGTTCCCTCTAAAGAAAATAAAAAGGAGTTAGAATGAGTAGTGAAAAAATATTTATGGACTTTGACCAGAACGATTACATCATACGACTAAGCCCCTTCTTAAATAAAAAGGGTGAGTGGACAGGAGAAATAATGGTAGGCACTTGCACTACAGATGACAATGTGTTATCAGATTTTGACCATGCACAATTGATGAAGCTGTCTTACATGATGTGTGCTTCACTACCTGTAATGGAAGAAGATGCAGCAGTTCGTAGATTACTAGAGAACGAAGTAGATAAAACTATTGACGATGCACTAGACGAAGAAGAAGAAGTTAAGCCAGCCATTGAGGTTGCAGGGGTATCAGATAATGTAATATCTGTACTGTTTAATAGCAAAGGAGACACAGATGGTTGACGTAGTAAACAAGCCACCACATTACAATACATCTAACATAGAATGCATTGACGCTATGGCAGCTATGGTAGAGGACGCTGATGTAACGGCACACGAAGCATACTGTTGGCAGAATAGCTTCAAGTATCTGTGGCGTTGGAACTACAAGAATGGAATAGAGGATCTACAAAAAGCTAAGTGGTACATAGAACGTTTGATTGAGGAAGTGGACAGTAGGAAATGATAATCAAAACATTTCTTACACTTGAGCTTGATGAAGACGATTACCCTGTACCATCTGACGGGAATATTGAAGAAGAAATTAGGGCATTGATTCTTGAATACATATATGATATTGATGGCCTAGACGTAAAACATTTGAAACTATTTATGGAGTGATGATAATATGAATAACTATTTACCAACCGACTATCAGTCGTTCATCCACAAATCCCGCTATGCTAGGTGGATACAGGATGCAGGAAGACGTGAGACATGGGATGAAACTGTAGGCAGATACATCGACAACGTAGTAAGACGTGTCCTACCTGACAGCTTACATAACCTTGCATTAGAATGTGAGCAAGCTATCTTAGGCTTAGAGGTAGCACCTTCTATGCGAGCTATGATGACTGCAGGGCCAGCCCTCGACAGAGACAACACTGCTGGCTACAACTGTAGTTACCTACCCGTAGATGACCCTAAGTCCTTCGATGAGGCTATGTACATTCTCTTGTGTGGAACTGGTGTCGGGTTCAGTGTCGAGCGTCAGTACGTTACTAAACTTCCTGAGATCCCTGAGCTGTTCTACAGTGATACAACTGTCGTTGTCAAAGACAGTAAGGAAGGTTGGGCTAAAGCGTTCCGTCAAGTTCTTGCTCTCCTCTGGGCTGGTGAGATTCCTAAATGGGATATATCTCGTGTTCGTCCTGCTGGTGCTAGACTAAAGGTGTTTGGTGGCAGGGCTAGTGGCCCAGCGCCTCTAGTAGAACTATTTAACTTTGCTATAACAACGTTCAAGAACGCACAAGGTCGTAAGCTTACTAGTATTGAGTGCCATGACTTGATGTGTTTCATTGGTCAGGTCGTTGTCGTTGGTGGTGTACGCCGTTCAGCTATGATTAGTTTATCTAACCTGTCTGATGACCGTATGCGTCACGCTAAATCAGGACAGTGGTGGGAGACTGCAGCTTGGAGAGCGTTAGCTAATAACTCAGTTAGTTATACAGAGAAGCCTGACATGGAAACATTCATGCGTGAATGGCAAGCATTAGTAGAAAGTAAATCAGGAGAGCGTGGTGTATTCAATAGGCAAGCAAGTAAAAATCAAGCTAAGAAATATAAAAGGCGTGATCCTAACTATGAGTTTGGAACTAACCCTTGCAGCGAGATTATACTCAGGCCGTATCAGTTCTGTAACCTTACAGAGGTTGTCATTCGTGCCACAGATACTCTTGCAGATCTGGAAAGAAAGGTTCGCATCGCAACGATCCTTGGAACAATCCAATCATCGCTCACAAACTTTCCATACTTGCGTAAGGTGTGGAGCAAGAACACAGAAGAGGAGCGTTTGTTGGGTGTGTCGCTTACAGGAATAATGGACAACCCTATTACTACATCAGAGAACAAAGGATTGGAGAAGACCCTTGCACATCTTCGTGGAGTTGCTGTCAATACTAACGCTGAACTTGCTGACACTCTTGGTATACCTCATAGCACTGCAATTACGTGCGTCAAACCATCAGGCACAGTCTCGCAACTGGTGGATTCAGCCTCTGGGATACATGCTCGCCATAGTGCCTATTATATCCGTACTGTTCGTGGTGATAACAAAGACCCATTGACACAGTTTATGAAGGATCAAGGCATCCCTAACGAGCCATGTGTTATGAAGGGAGACACGACTACTGTGTTTAGTTTCCCTGTCAAGTCACCTCGCAAGTCAATCACTCGCAATGATATGACAGCGATTGAGCAGCTAGAGACTTGGTTATTGTATCAACGGCACTGGTGTGAACATAAACCAAGCGTAACTATCTCAGTTCGTGATGACGAGTGGATGGAAGTGGGTGCATTTGTGTACAAACACTTTGATGAAATGTCAGGTGTGTCTTTCTTGCCACACTCAGATCATACATATCAACAGGCACCCTACCAAGATGTAGACAAGGACGCATATAGTGTGCTACTAAAGTCTATGCCTAAGAAGATTGATTGGGCTGGGCTGTCTGAGTACGAGAAAGACGATAACACCGCTGCAATGCAAACTATGGCTTGTACTGGTGATGCATGTGAAATAGTAGACATAACATAGAAGGAGATATAATATGTTTGAAGTAATTACATTTTTAGCAGGGGCAGTAGTAGTAGCTGACCTAATCATCCCAACTACAGTAGAGTTTGTTAGTGGGTTCCTGTAACTAATGTACACTGTAATTTCACGTAACGAATGCATCTTCTGTGACAGGGCTAAGGAGTTGTTAAATGTAGATCGCATTGGTTACGTGGAGTACAATATACAATCCCCCAGCAGCAAGTGGTTGTTGCACCTTTTAAAACAAGCAAACATAAAAACTGTACCTCAGATATTTGACAGTAATGGAAAGCATATTGGTGGGTACACTGAACTCAAGGAGTATTTAAAATGATTATTGAAGTACCAGTTACAGAAGAAATGATTATTGAAGCAACAAAAAAAGCCAGAGAGATGGGCCAACTCAAAGGTTCAATGATGAACGGTGGGCGCAATCTTTCTGGCTTTCTAGGAGAACTGGCAGTGCATTCTCTGTTGGGTGGGGAGATTCATAATACATATGATTATGACATCCTTCTCAATGGTAAGAAGATAGACGTAAAAGCTAAGAGTACCAACTACAAACCTAAACCTGAGTATGCAGCTACGATCTTTAAGTACTCTGAGAAACAAGGCTGCGATTACTTTGTGTTCACAAACGTAAAGAAAGACTTGTCTAAGGTGTGGGTGTGTGGTACGTATGAACGTGACGGGTTCGTAAAGGATGGTGTACTAAAGCGTAAGGGTGAGAAGTTTTACGCAGGTACTAGAGAAATCGAATACCGTAGAGATAACTACGAAATGAAGATAGGTGATCTTAAGCCTATAGATGTATTAAAAGAAGCAGCATAAGGAGAGTATAATGGGCAACAATAAA